TGTCTTTCATTAAAAGAATTTACTCCACTTGATGTTCCAGGTATTTTATTAATCCATTTTTGAGTAGTACTATCATAAGATAATACATCGCCTTCTTCTAAATTATCAAAAGAAATTCCTTCTACATCATTTAAATTAGGAGTGGATAAATTATAAAATCTATTATTTTGAAAATCCCATCCATAAAATTTACCTTCTGGATTTAGATAATAAATAGTATCATTAAACCCTTGATTAGGTAAAAAATTTAAATAAGTAATTGTCATTAATTATTTATTTTTTGTAGTTTTCTTTATTTCTTGAGTTCTTATTAAAACTTCTTTTAAGTTTGTCCAAATGGAAAAACCAAAGATAGCTTTTATATTTTCATCAATACTTTTCGCCTCAACAAAGCACAAAGACAATGTTATGAATTTAGTTAGTAAATAATCATTCTGATAGTGTGCCTTAGTGAACTCATTTATCAAATTGTAGTCTATTATAAAGAATGTTATTACTGTTAATTGATATAGTAAAAACTTGCTTATAATAACACTTGCTCTTCTAGACGTGACAGACTCCCATCCTTCTTGTTTAATTGCTTTTGTAATGCCCAATATAGTATCTAGAGCAATCATAGCTCCTACCGCTAATAATAAACCCGCTATCGGAGAAAAAAACGTAATTATGGACATTATGAATGCATTAAAATACTTTCCCATTATTTCTTAGTTATAAGATTAAATACTTTTAACGCTGCAGCATCATTATCCTTTAAATAAGCATACTTTGCTTTTAAGAACTCTAACAAACTTTCTTCTGTAAATTTACTCATAATTAATTATATTTTCTTATATCTAAAATTGTAGGTATAGTGCTCCCAATAACATCGTCTGAAGGAATTCCGTTCTTATATGAAGTAATTAGAATTGAATTAATAAAAGTAGGGACTACTTGGACTAAAAAAGTATCAGCTCCATTAGTAAAAGTGCCTCCTAATATTGTAGCATAATCTGAGGGGCTATTAAAAATAGGTTTGTCAAACACCACTGCATACTCTCCAGGATTTATATAACTATATGTTGCTGTTACTTGTAAACCATTACTAAATAAAACTTCTACTGTAGGTTCAGATCCTATGCCAAATTGTTTTAATGAAACTGTGTAAGAAGTAAAATTGTCTAATCCACAACATTTATATATTAAGTTATACAGTCTTGTACCAGCAGTTCTCCCAAATAAAATAAAGAGGTCTTTTTTGCTTAATAATTTTTTTTCTAAAAATGCCATTATCTATTTATTTATTTGTCTAATATGTTTTGTTTAGTATAAAAATATCACTGTAGATATTATTTGTTGCATTGTTACTTCCCCATTGTATAGTGACATCTAAAGTATTATTTATTGTAGTATTAAAAGTTGTATTATTAATTACATTAAATGCAAACCCTTGAACAGAAGCATTAGAAGTTTTAGTATAATGAAAACTTCCCAAAGAAACTATAGAGGCTACACCAGCAGCACCAAGTTGTCTAATAGTAAAATCAATATTTAAAGAAAAAACATCAGCTACAACAGCACTTCCGAGATTTTGTAAACCACTATCTAACAATAAAGCACCATTTGATCTAACTCTTATTCTTATAGTTTGGTTATTAGCAGCATTTATAACCCCTCCAAATACTGCTCTAAAACTATCGCCAACTTGGAATCCATTTGCAGGTACACTCAAAGTTCCAACGCCTCCGTTTATTAATGTAGTTTCAACTGTAGTTCCTGTTATAGGAGTTGAATTTCCTGTCTGAGCAAATAATCCTGGCATACCTACAGGTCCTGGTATACCCTGTATTCCTTGAATACCTTGAATTCCTTGAGGACCTTGAATACCTTGTGGTCCTTGTAAATCTCCTACATCTTCCCAAGCATTAGTTGCTGTATTCCATACATATAATGAACCATCAGATTCTATAATCCAAGCTTCTCCTGGGTTTCCTGGGCTTCCCCCTGCACCTGCATAAAATGCAGCAAGGTCTGGGTAAGACCCTAATACTGTAAGAGCTGCTCCTTGTGGGCCAGGTACTCCTTGAATTCCTTGGATACCCTGTGGACCCTGTGGTCCTTGAGGTCCTGTAGTAGCACTCCAATCTCCTTGTTGATTTAAATACAATGTAGGACTTCCTGAAGAACTAATTCCAAGACAATCTTTAACTATGCAACAGAAATTATTACAACTACTATATAGTAAGTTATATAATTTTCTCCCTGCTTTATACCCAAAAAGTTTTACAATTGCTTCTCTTGTCATTTTTATTTATTTTTAACCAATAGGAGCGGTATAATGATTAAAATTAGGTACTTCTATTTTTAATAAAGGGTACCCTTCATCTTGAAATTCGCTTTTAATTTCTTGCCAAGTTTTTAAAACTTGTTGAGGTTGAAATACTGGGTCTACACTTATATTTCCTGCATCACCTGTAGGGATAAATAATGGTATTTGTTGAGTTTTATAAAGATACTGTACATAATCCCCAGGTACATGATAAAAATCATATAATTGTACTAATGTAGGATTATTTGCATCATCTGATAAGTTTTGGTAAATTACACTACTTAAAATATAGTTATTAAAGGTAAACATATCAAAAGGCATATTAGAAGAATATGCTTTAATAGTATCACTTAAAATAGCATTATCATTATTTAGAGATGATACTCTTTTAATCATTAACACTGTTGAACTATCTTGTCCAGGCAAAACTATGTCTTGATTTGTAAATTGATATTGAAAACTTATATTATCTGTATAGACTTTTATTTGTATCATTTTAATTATTTTTTTTTAATTTATTATAAAGTAATTATAAAATTACTGGAGAAGTATTTGACCAACCTGACATAGTTACAAACCCCAAATCGTAAGAAAAAGGTTTAGTTAAAACACCCGTACTTAATTGATTTGTTATTAATGGGTTTTTAATAAAAATATTGCTAAGTACATTAGAACTTGAAGTTAGATTCCAGCCATGAGCTACTTGCCCAACATATCCATTATATACATAAGCTAAATCTGTATAAATACTTGCAAAAGATGATATTATTGCATTTCTATCTATAGAAGCTGCTCTTACAAACGCTTCAAAATAACATAAAGAAGCTACTATCTTAGAGTTACTTCCTGAAACAAATACTGAGTTACCTTCCCAAGATAAAACATTTCCAGCAATATCAACATACTGAACATTTGGAGCATATAAACTAACATTTTTAACTCTTAAATTTGAAACTACTATATTAGAGTTATTACCTGAATAAAATACTGTCCCAGATGCACTATAATTAACTGTATTTTCATAACCTGTAGGATTATTTCCTAAATCAAAATTATTATCTCCTGATATATAAATACTAGAATTATTTACTGAAACAAAGGCTTCTTTATAAATATTAGCAAATTGAATATTACCAAAATAACTAGAAGAACTTAAATCATTTACACAAATTGTTGAAAAATTATTAAATTTACAATTATCTGCCCTTAAAGATGCAAAAGTGCTAACATAAAATGGACATTTAGTTTTAGTAACATCTAATGCAGTATTAAATTCTAAATTATCTAATTGAAGTTCTGCTTTTTCACTTATAGAAATATAATAATAATTATTATTTGTAGTTTGAGTTGGTAAAAATATAGTACAATTAGTTATTAAACATTTTGAAAGGTTACCAACTTGTAATCCTGATAAATTATCTACTGCAGAAGTTAAAGTTAAATTAAGCATTCTGAAAACTGCTTGATTTGTAACTACTATAGAGGACAATCCAGTATTTATTGTAACATCATTTTTATTTCCTGATTGACTTGTAAATATTAAATTATACTGGAATTTATTTGTAATTAACAAATCAGAACTTAAATTATAAGTACCAGTTTGCAATGAAATAATAACTTGTTCTGTAGCAAAATGATATTTAGCTATTTCGTCTAAAGCAGTTGGTAAAGTATTAAAAGGAGCAGGTTGAGATGGTCCAACTAATATTGTATTGCTTAGTTTCCAAACAGGTTGTTTGTCACTTATTAGTTCTTCTAAATCAGTATACCAGCATTTAACTGCATTCCAAATATTATTTAGAGCGACAGTTAAAGAGGATCCTGTAGCAACAATGGTTGCAGTATTGTCACAGTTTCTTATATTTGCCCCATCATATTCTACTGTATTAGTAGTAGGGGTTGCCGCACATTTAACAGTATCCCAAAGTTGAGATAAGAAAGTGTTAAAGTTAGTTCCTCTAAATATATAATCATTGTCTGCACAATCTTTTAGATTGTCTCCTGTATATATTAAACAGTTAGTAGATTGTAATCCACAAGGACATTCTTCTGTAAATTGTTCAGTAGTACAAGTACAAGTAGTTGTGCAATTACAAGTAGGAGTTACTTGAGTACAACTTTGGCACGGGGAACAACTTGAGCAATTACAGTTTGGATAATTATTACACATATTATTATTTTTTTTTATTATTTATTTTAACAACCAACAAATTGGATGGGAATAGCTTGAATATGAACAGGTTGGGTGTTTATGGATTGAACACTAGAATTTATAGTACTTCCTGTAAATGACCCTGTAGCACTTCCTGTAAATGTATGGAAGTGCAATCCTGAAGATCCTATTAATTTGGAGGAAGTATGACAAGCCCCACTTGCTAAACCCTCTTGATCTATACCCGCATTTCCCCCACAAAAATCATCATTACCAAAAGGAATACCGTCAGTACAATTTCCACAAAAATTATCCTCGTCTGCATCATTAAAAATCATTCTATGCTTATGATTACCCGCCTCATTTGTAGTACCTGTTACGGTAAAATTAGCATTGGTGGTAAAAGATACTGGGGGAATATTTGTAGAATTTAATAAAACTGAATTATTACCACTAGGAGTTGTAATAGCTGAAGGCCCATATTTTATAAAATTATTTAAAGCATTTATAGTTCCATTATTACCATTTGCAATTGCCCAACCTGCCGTAGCAGTATTAGGTATTCCTAATCCTGATGGATAAAAATCTGTAGGTAATCCAAAATAAGGTAAAATTGTTTTTGGGGGAACAAGCCCATTTACTTTAAAAGTTTTTAAACTAGGTGTTTCAGTTAAAGTAACTCTACTTGGATCACAAGCGGTAACTGTAACAGGTTTTGTTAATGCTAAATTATTTACTTGATTTTGTAAAGCAGTTAATTGAGTATTTAATATTTGTAATTGAGTACAATAAGCAGACTCAGTATCTAATATACTTTGTAATACTGTTAATAAAGAAGTTTTAGTTAAATTAATACAAGGACTATTTTCTACTAAACTTGACATATCTAATTGACTTTGTAGTAATCCAATACAATTATCAAACTTAGCAATTACAGATGTAAGCAACTCTCCATTAGTAATAGTATTACCATTACAAATAATTAAATCTGGACCTGAATATTGAATTAATCCAGTGTTACTTTCTAAAGGGTTACAATCTACACACATATTGTTTTAATTAATTTACAAACTTATAAATAAATTTTATCTTTTTAACTATTGTTTTCTATTAAATGAGTAATTGGTTTTAAGTTTAGACATTGCAAAGTAGAAAATACATCAAAAAAAACATATTCATAAGCAAAGGTTTCAGTATACAAATAAGATTCATTAGAAAAAATTTCATTATTAATAGCATCATACTGGAAATTAAAAAATCCTAAATAGTTTGCTTTTTCTAATATTTCTAATACTTTTGCTACATCTGCTACAGTATTTATTTGACAATTTATCCATAAAGAATAAATATAAAACCCTTCTGTATTAGGTATTGGAGGTAATTCAAATCTAAATTCTTTTGAAGTGTCAACAGTTTTAGTAATTGTTTTCACTATTAACTCAACTTTATTACCAACAATCTTATTGAATCTTTTTATAGTTTTAATGGTACCATCTTCATTGCTAGTACAACTAAAAAATAACTTACTCATTTCTGGTAAGTTAAAGTTATTTTCTAGTAATTGCTTTATGTAAATTAACTTTTGTAGTTTATCCTTACAAACTTTATATCCGTAAGTTTCTGATCTACAGAAAGATTGCACTAATTTTGAAATTTGAGCATCTAAATTACACAATAAATCTTTATAAGTACTTAATGTCATCTTTTTATTTATTTGCAGCCACAATCAATGTTTAGCACCTCTAATTTGTATTGAAGGCATTCATATATTTCCGTGGCAGTTTCTTTTTTACAAAGACTGGCAGAAGATTTTAATCCTTCTCTATATAGTTTCAAAGTCTCAATATCTCTTGTTTCTTGTCTTAATTTACCTGTACAATCATTTTCATTGCAACATTTATTTTGTAAAAGATCTAAGGTTCTTTTATCAATAGTACAGTCTAATTGGCATGTATTAAAATAGCAAAAAGTTTCGCTATTAGTTACAATAGGGCTATTAGGATCTAATTGCTGCTCAACCACTAATTCTAAAGTATAATAGCCTTCTGCTATATCTTGTAAATATTTACTAAGATTAGTTTGTTGGCCTAGATTTTTAGCATTTAAAATAAGCTGGCCTTCAAAAGGAATTAATAATTTTATAGTTTCAGTTTGACCTGGAACTAATATATTAACATAGGTAGATACAATATTGCCTAATGTCAAATCGTACTCAGAAGTATTATTTACATAAATATACTTGCAACTATGCTGACTAAATTCTAAATTTAAATTCATTTTATTTATTTTTGAAACTTTCGTATAAGTTTAATATTTCTTCTACAATTGGATCTCTATGGTTAGTTTTTAAAACAATTTTACTAAATTTTTTCAACCCTTGTTCTTGTAAAAATTCTAAAAATTTTATTCCTGATGTTACTCCTTTACTTAAATCTATTTGATTAACGTCTCCACATAACATCATCTTGCTTCCTTTACCCAATCTCTCCATCACCATTTTTACTTGGCTTTCAGTAGTATTTTGCACTTCATCCACTATAATTACAGCTTCACAAAATGTACTTCCCCTCATATACGCAAAAGGTTTTATTTGTATAGACCCTTCCTTTATCATGTTATCTATCTTATCTTTTTTATACAAAGCATAAAAA